GCAGATAACCTAAACATAGACGCTACATTATCTATTCTATTCGCGATGGCAATGCGGCCAGTTTGTCTTGGATGATTCCGCCACGTGGTTCCGTCATATGTAGTAGTTCCAGCGAAATTAAGACCAATAACTTTCCATGCAGATAATGAAGGAGTACCTTCATGAAATAAAGCATACCAAAAAGCACCTGAATCGCCACCGACACTACCGGCCGGGTTATCATCCTTTCCTCTAATAGCTAACTGTTCAACATATCCTAATGGCCAACCGGTCAAATTACCTCCATAAGAAACATTAACGGCGGCCGCAACATCATAAACACTTAACTGACAGACACCAGTAGTATACTGCGCACTACCAGGGTACCCTACAGGCCCTGTAGTTCTACCACTTTTAAAAACAGGAGCGCCTTCATTTGCTCCACCATCACCTAAACTATCAATTTCTGCTGTAGTTGCAAAACCCATCGCAGAAAGTCCCTGAACAGAGTCAGCCATGTCTTCATCTTGTCTTCCCAGATTCAACTGTTTCCAGCTTTTAGTTTTATCAAATAGAGTATTTGTAATAGATGTACTACTGTTATTCTCAATCATATGTACATTAGATATTTGTATTTCATCATCTGTACTACCACTATCTGTATTAAGATAAATTCTCAAACCATCAGTTGAGTTAGTAGTGACTATAGTCGCTTCATACACATACGGATAGGTTTCAGAATTAATCATACCAACCCTACCAGCATATGCCGGATGGGAGTATCCTTCCTTTTGGACAAAATTTGCATCGTCATCATATGTAAATAAACGGTTACCACCGTTACCATAATTCTCAGCGACGGAAGTCGAAGGAAACTCAGGGCCATCCGTACCTCCGAGTTGAACTTGCCCGTTTTCTGATTTAGAAATCCATTTATACCAAAACGATACTCTATATGCTTGACCAGCTTTAAGCTCGCCTCCTTCAAAATCTGAAACAGCAAGTTCAACATACTGATTTGATGTTCCTCCTGACTTAACATTAAGAGCAGTACTCCACTTTATCACTTGGCTTGATCCACTGGCTGCTTCATCATCCGTGACGTTCTCAGACCATGGTCTGGCACGGCGCTCGTCATCAGTTAAAGTGACGTCTGTAAGAGTAGTATTTGAAGCTCCTTTACTCCAGTCACTCGTCGCGACCGAAGTCATGCGTGTATTAGCTCCAGAAATATACGGTCGATAATTATGTGGAGTAATATTCTCTACTGTAGTTATTGGTGGTCCGCCGTTTTTGCTGTTTCCAAACTGTTCTAACGCAAAAATTGCTACATCTATTTTATTATTTGTGGCTGAAAGTGGGTAAACTCGTTTCACTGTACCTACTTTTAATTGATCCACATGTTGTTTCGAACCGTTAAAGGGACCGGCCGTGGAGCCGGGCGTTAAATGCAACTGCTCATGCTCTGGTCGTCCTCTCCAATGATCTCCATATGATCGTTGATAAACTGGATATCTTATTTCATTAGGCGCACGTGTAGTATCATTAGCACAAAGAAATGAATAATATGTCAAACCTACTACAGGATGGGGATGCTGTGGGTAGACCTGCGCGCCAAAGAAAATAGGCCCGGCCTGCTCCGCCAGTATATTCCACATGCTTTGATAGGCTGCATGTGGAAGATCTCCAACAAGTTGATTTGGATCGTATGAACCTATTAACATATGACCACCTATGACATGATTATTAGAAATTCCTACCACAGTATTATCATCCCTATCTATACATAATCCTCCTAAAGTACCAGTACCAGTCAAATTAGTTTTAAAAAATGGTACTTCGGTCATATACGGGTCATCAAAATCATACCCCACCATGGGGAAACTACCTATTGATATACCGCCCAATAAAGGTCTATGTATACCTCGATGACTACTTACAGGTAGAGTCCAAGAGTCTTCTCGAACTTTAGCGCCGCCCTTCCAAGGCTCATGATGACAGTGCCCTACCGCATAAATGCCAGTTCTTTGATCAGTCAGCTCATCTTCATCGTGAGTATGGATTGAAGCAATAGTAGGTCCTATTTGAACATCAGTTTTTACTGATTCACTTAACCCAGGTATAGTAATACTCTGTGGGAATACATCTTTATCTTGAATGTCATTTAAAGGTAGCTTTTTTTCTACTATTAATATAATAGCTACATCACCTGTTCGTTCACCATTTGTAGTCTTATAACGCCATCCCATCGCTTTCCAATTTGGATTAGAATTCGACAAATTAGCGATTGTCTTTTTAATAAGTTGAAATTCTTGATGACTATAATTATGCATAATATCTCACATATAATTGGTTTGGATGAGTGTCAGACTGAACTGCAATTTGTATAAATGCGATACTAACTGGATTAATTACTGCTATACCTAGAAAACACATTTGTTTAAGCACTGGGAGAGAAATAGATATATGATTATTATCTATTAACCGATATGTACCAACATCATGTTCAATATTAGTTATAGCAGTTTCAGTAAACGTCCATCCAAGCAAGCCAGGACTAATCGTTGCTCCACCGTTATGCCACGAAAAACTAGTTTTTTCTGTCGCTGCCGAGGCGAGGGTAGGGGTGGTCGGACCATAATAGAGAGGTGGATCAAATGAACTGTCACCGGATATTCCTCCTTCTCCATCTATTGTACTTAACAGTACTGTACGTATGGAAGCCAAATTGTGACCTTCAAGTGTTATCTGATTTTTATAAAGTTGATGCTCGTAATTAATCACGGACGGTGAGACACTAGTGTCCTCCCATTCAAATTTTTGATTTTTTCCAATACCAGGTTTTCCACAAAGTACAGTAACCTCAGTCGAGGGTGTAGTTATAATAGGATAACCATCTAATTTACGATTCTCTTGCTCACCATCGTGCGCCTCAGGTATTTTTGTAGGGTGCGGCATAATTACTCATAATCAAATGTATTCACTGGAATATAATCTTGATCAATAACAAATATATTTTTAACATCAGTAGAAGCACCTTTAAATAACCAGCCTTTCATTGTGAAATTTGTATTAGCAATAATTCTTGCTGGTTGAGCACCAGACACCTCAACAGGATAATCTAAAGTTAAATTACCATCCCATAATACCTCCGTCCTAATTTCAAGATCATTAGCTAAATTTTGAGATGTAGGTACGACCCAACTTATAATAATATATGGATTATTATAAGGGACAAAATTACTTAAAATTTGATCCATATCAGTCTGGAATTTTGTCATTATGGACATTGATATACCTATATTAATTGGAATAGGGGTCTGTAGCCAATCGGAATCAAATGAACCCGCACTAACTGAAGGTGCTTTAGTATAATAAAATCCAGGGATCTTATTAAACACTCTTTCTGGATCACGAGAAATAGAAGTATAATGAACTGCAATCGTAGGAAGCTTTAAAGACTGAGCTTTATTAACTATGTCTTGAAGTGCTCTTTCTTTTGGTCCATAATAAAACCCAACTTTAAGCTGGTCAACTACCGTTTTAGACTTATTATACCTATTAATGACAATGCTATTAAAGGCAGTAATAAACTGCCGTATCATGTCTTTCAGCTCAAAGCCATAATATTGGTTTTTCATTATAAATATTTATTAAATAAAACGGTCTAAAAAATAATCTGGTAGTAAACTTCTATACTCCGGTAATAACTTTCTTATGGCTCCAGCATCAATAACATATGTAGTACTATAATCATTTTCATCTCTAGTACACCTTCCACACTGTTGAATAAATGTAGTGAACATTTTATTCGTATACCATTTATAATCGTTTTTTGACATCTCTTTTACTCTTACATCTCCTAAATCTGGCCATGGGCATTTAATAATAATACAAAACCGAGCCGCATCACCTTTTAAATCGACTCCGAAATTTAATGACGGGCTCGCTAAAACAGTAGGCTTAGAACTGTTAGAGTGTTCAGTTAATATGTCTATATTATCTTTATCACCTTTTATACGATATAATACTCTATCATTTTTCAATTGATCTTTTAACTTTAAAGTTAAAACATTTGACTGAGTATGAATTAACCCTTTTACATCCTTATGTTCTTCTAAAATTTCCTCCACACACTTAACAATCTTAGGAAAATATCTATCGATATTCTTTTTTGAAAGTTGAAATATACCAAATATAATTGGAGAAAGGGCCGGGTCAAACGATGAAGGTAAATCTATATATTTAAAATCTTGTTCTGCGACGCCGAGATTTCTCATGATGCGCCTATAATCAACAAACGTAGCAGACATAAAAAGAACCTTGTCGGCATATTTAAATAAGTGCTGTGCTAGTACATCAATCTTTTTAGGTATTAATTGTATATATTTTTTATTATGAATAAAAGCTTTATTAATAATATATTCAGATTGAGGCCAGGTATGAATAACAAGAGACAAATCTCCTTTTAAATCAGCAATAAATTTGAATTCCTTCTTTACAGCGTCACTAATTGTATCGGAATGCTTTTCAAGCATTCGAAGTAACTCAACATATCTCCCTTCTAATTCACTTTGTAATTTAATTAAATTATTATGAAACCGGGTCCTGTTAGATGAATACAGCAAACTAAAATTATACTTGTTTAGTTTATTCAATTCAATACTACAGCTAAACCGACTAACTATTATATTTTCTAATTCAGAAGCCTCATCACATACAATAAGCTGTCTATATTTTAAATGATCAGGTTTATGAAAAAAGCTCGAATAACTCTCTACACTTATCTTTGCAGTAATAGATTTATTTTTAGCTTCATAATAATCACATCTATTACAATCCCAGCATTCCCTCTTTAATTTAGAACTAAAAATACATGGAGCTGCATCTGCAAAACTCCGATCATCTAAATTACAAATATACGACCCTTTGCCTTTAAGAGGTTTTATATCTTTAAAATCTTTAGTATACTGATCTTGTAATGCTTTTGTTGTTGTTAATATTGATGTCCCATAATTTTTATTCACAAAGTCATCTGCATATTCATAGACTAATTTACCATTATCCCAAGACGTCTCAACCGCTCTATAATCAGAAACTAGCTTTGATAACCTAGATGGTAATTTTTGTAATCCATTTGCTATTGTCTTTGCGACAAAGCTCTTTCCACAGCCAGTCGGTCCTTGCATAACAACAAACTTATTCTCCTTGAACGCATCAAGTATATTAGGTATGGCATATTGCTGACTCGAAGACGGAATATATCCTTTCGGGAAATTTTTAAGACCCATTTGTATATTATAATATCTCTATAGAGAGAAGCAAGTCATGATATTTATTGCGTTTGTTTTTAATTAATCGATTAAGACGGGCTTTCCATATAATATCATCCTGATGTATATGTTGTAAAGTATAATCAAAATAAGTTATTTTTTTATCAATAATGATATTAAAAGGATATAATAGTTCTACTTTTTTATTATTGCTAAATAATAATTTAATATTAAAATCCTTTATCTCATATAACATAATTTGACCAATACCAAGA